CAACAAAATCGAGAGCATCAGATTCAAATCTTACTCTGAAGTTTACTAAATCACCGTCAATAGTACCTGTTAATACAATAGAACCTGCAGCAAAGTTTTCTGTGCCGATTGTCCATCTATTACTAGTCTCATCCCAAACAAAAGATTTAGTGGCAGAGTCACCTCTAATAACTTCAATACCAGCATTCTCAGTCGGAGTGCCAGAAGTAAAGTTACTATTCAGACTAATGATATTGTCTGCGAGATTAACTGTTTCAGTGTTTACAGTAGTTGTAGTTCCCTGTACTGTGAGGTCTCCTGCAACTCTAAGATTACCACCAACATTCACACTATCTGAAGTTTCAAGAGTCCCGTTTACATAAATTCTAGAACCACTAGTATTCAGTTCAATATCACCATCAACAGTCATATTGTTAAACTGGACATTGTCTGCAGTTCCTACAGACTGACCGATGCTAATCTCTCCAGAATCATTAATCGTGACTCCAGTGCCACCACTGAATACTGTTCTAATGTCAGCGGAATCTGGTCCAGAGAAACTAAACGAAGAGTTTAAACTATCATAAGTCAACCCAGACTTAAATGTTACATTATTGGAATCTACAGAAAGTTCAGTAGGATCAAGAAGTTTAATCCAAGCAGTGCCATTCGAATAGTATGCTACATTCTGACTCGAAGCATAAGCAAACATGCCACTATATATCGAAGCACTCGGGAAAACACCAGCAGAATCGAATGTATTTGCAAAGTAAAGTTTACCTGTTGTTCTGAGGTCTTGGTCTGTTAAGTCCCAATAGTCACCTGTCTCATTCCAAATAAAGGAACGATCAGATTCAGCACCTCTTTCAACAACAAACCCAACATTCTGAGTTGGTGTGCCAGCATGAGTATAATTTAATCTCGGAAGTCTTGCACCAATATTTAATACAGAGGATGCAATGCTAGTTGTTGCGCCGTTAATAATAAGAGTGTCATTGATTGTCACATCATTGAATGTAACATCGTCTGTAGTTCCTACTGCCTGTCCGATACTTACAATACCGGAGTCACTGATGGAAACACCTGTCCCACCACTAAACACTGCTACGATGTCTGCAGAGTCTGGACCATCAAAACTTAATTGACCAGTTACACTGTCATATGTAAGACCTGCATCAAATGTTACACTATTTGTTCCTACAGAGATAGAGGCTCTAGAACGAGAGTCAGTATGATAAAGATTAGTAGAACCTTCAGTTAAATTGTCTGTAGTCTTTGCTGCTAGTGCAATATCAAAATCACTATCAAATCCAAGATATTGACCACTCAAATCTTTAGAAATAGAATCAGGCAAGAATTGGTTTGCAAGTGTACCTGAAAGGACATTACTTACATTACGATAGAAACTTGGGGGTTGTCCACCAAATAAGGTAGCATCACCCGAGTCAAAAGATACACCAAGTTCAGAGATTGCAAATTTAGTACCATCCCAAACAGGCACCCTAGAAACTTCAATACCCGAATCATCAAAGTCTTCTAAGTCGAAGACACTAAATTGAGCCAGAGATACAGAAAGACGTTTCTGGATTTGATCAATGACAAATCCACTGTCTAGTTTGAGGAATTGCCTATCTCCATTCGCATCCGACAAAAGCACAGAGTTATTATTTGTAGGATTGCCTAAGGCTGGTTCGGCATTTTCGATATCTAAAAACGTATTTCGATTTGAATCTAGATTATCTGCTGACCTACGTTTTACTTTGCCGCTAAGAAGTTTAGCCATTCTGTGACTCCAAGATACCGATTACTGCTTTTAATTTATCTGCTTGAGATGCTTCAAATTTTAATGAACTGCCAGTTGTGATTACCAGTTTGCCTGTAGTTGCCTGTGCGGTATCACGACCGGGAATATCAAATTGAGAAAGTAGTTCTACACCCGTAGCTCCAGCAGAATCATGATACGTGATTGACAATGTATGATCGCTATCCGAGGCATTTGTCACTTGCGTTGAAAGTACAATACCAGTATAATTTGCTGGGGCAGTGTAAACTGTCTCAGAGGAATTACCTACTGATTTTGTAATTGTTCGAAATACGTTTAACTCAGCCATTTATAATTTTCCTTTTTAATCTTCCAGTGCCAGAGAGAATGGAGTTACACGGGCAAACAAACTTCTATCAAAGGCATTACCTTCAATTGTACCTGTCGATCTTTGAATTAAGAATCCTTCACCAACTCTAAAGTCACCTTTTTGGTCTGTACTCGTTACAAAGCAAAGTCCACCACGATCAGAGTCTTGAATTACCTCATCCTCTTGAACTGGCACTCCTCCCCGATATGGGAATGCTGTTCTTACATTTGTTCCAGTACCAATCCATTCAAAAGTATGACCGGAAGAAGACAAAGCACTTCTTCTATGGAATGTGACTGTATCAGAATCAGGAAGATTTACTGTTGGATCTTCTAGAAGTTTAATTGAACCTGATCCTGTATCAGAATCATAAGAAGCAGAATCTACAGTAAAGAATTTTGGATCTGAGGAGAACTTAATTGCATCAGAAATATTTGGTCGTTGTGTCAGATTTTTCAAAGTAATAATGTTATCAAGAATATTTTGATCACTATCTACATTTGCCTGATAAAGTGCAGGAGAAACACCTGTCGCCTTTAATCCAATATTACCAAAAGAACTGTTAGAGTTTGTGATAGAGGCAAACCCACCATCCTCTGCCAAGAATCCTACGTCACAGTATACTGTGAATACCGATACCAACTGACAATATCCTTGGTTTTTAAGATAAACCCCTTTACCACCCTGATTAATTTGTGTGAAAGAGTCAACTACCATAGAGCGAATACCGCCTGCATGGTTACCATCATTGCGAATCCCATCACCACCTTGTAACGCATTGCCATCACTATCTTTGTATCGGAATGTGCCATCATCAAGTCTATCTAAATTTGGTCCAGTGATAGAGGTACAGTTACGAATATATGGAGAGTTTACAATGATGTTAGTGGAAGAATCCTCTGCTGGATTCCATGCAAACGCTGCAGCTGGTTGTAAGTGATCTCTAAATGTGAAGTCAGAAACATATGCGTTATTATTTACATAGAATAGGTCAGATGTTGGATTCTTTGGTCGAATACTAGTATTTTTTAAATTGTCACCAATCAAAGAAACGTTCTTAGGAATAATTAATGGATTATTAATCCTATATTCACCTGTCTTCACATAAATTGTCGAAGCAATCTCTGGAGCGTCAAGCACTGCCAAATATCTATCACCAATTCCAAACAATAATGGGAATTGTTGATCAATAAAGTTTAAGTTATCTGAAATTAAAGTCGCTCTATTATTTGCGATAGTATCAATCGCATTATTTAATGCTGTGCCAAATACGCTAGTATTTGTGGATGCTGAAGAAATTGGTGTGATCTCTGTAGGTAGAGTGGAAACGCCAGATTCAATTGCGTTCTTAATAATATCAACCAAAGAAGAGATTGTTGTAATTTTACTTGAAGTTGGTTTTGGTAAAGAGATGTTCTGACTAGCAGTGTAATCTAAAGGATTTCCTGTCAAAGTAACAGTTTGATTATCCAATATCTGCTGTACAACTTCTTTTAATCGAACATATGAATCTACTGTCGCCGCTTTTTGATCATCAGGGATTTGAGCTTCACCATCATAATGGAAGAAATCAGCATTTGCTCTAGTTCCACTATTGCCCAAGTAAACAGCATCATAAGTTAATGCTTCAACAGCAAATCGAATATCTCTTTTACATTTAGCTTCATCAAAAATCACTGAACCAAAATTTGATTTGGCATATTCATTAACCTCTTCAGAGATAAAGACCTTATTTGCTAATAAGATATCTCTAGTGCGAGTAGCATCTGTTTCTGCTGACGCCCCATCAACGTAGTAAGTCGTAGCAGGAATAGGGTAATCATTTGCTTCTAATGAACCATCATCGTCATCATCAGCATTATTCTTTCCATTTTGAATGATGTCAATGACTTCAGTCCAATAAGCATTTGCTCTAGTTTGAGCAGTCGGGAATGCTGCTAAATCTGCACTCACTTCACTTTTTAATTGAGTTAAACTAGAAACAACCTCAGAAAATCCTATTGTATATGATCCTGCACGACCTTGGAAAACTCTATTGAAGTTGCTATTTAATAGAATATCAAATCTAGAAGCATCAATATACTCGCCTAAGTCTCTTTCTGTTTTATTTCTGAGAACAGAACCTTCAGCGCCATCGGAGTCGATACCTACAGAACCTCTTCTTCTAGCCGCCGCATCTAATGCTTTATCAATCGTTAAGAATGCTTTAGAAAGGCTTGTTCCATCGTTACTATCACTACCACTTTTAGAGACATAGAAAACGTTTTCAGTTTTAGTTGAATTTTCTAATTCTCGAATAGTGATCGATCCATTTTTGTCCTGCTCAAAGAATACCACACCATCATGAGTGTTGATAGCGAGTTCACCTAAAGATAAATCACTATCAGTAGGTGTGTTTCCAGCAGTTGCGCTTCTTTTGAGTAGAATAGTCGATGCCATTTATATCAAACCTTTATTCTTTATTTAACTTTATTTATAAGCATTAGAAACTACCACCATCAATAGAATCAATATTGATATCAAGTCTGTCCTCTAGTGCACTCAGATTGGTCGAATCCTGAAGATATAAGTCAACGAGTCTATTAACATCAGCAGAATCAAGGATGTCAAGGATTACTTCGCCTGTCAATCCATTAATACTTGATACACCAATTACAAGTTCACTAAGGTTAGTGAATACAAAGACACCAGCAGATTCTGAAAATTTTAAATAGGGAAAGTCATTGCTAACGTTACTATCACGAACATCATTAAGGTCTCTAAGTCCAATGTTGCTTGTATCAATTGGAACACCAGAGGTAATCTTTTTAACTACAATCTCTCTAGCCATTAGAATGTCCCTCCATTAAGAGTAACATCAGCAGTTTCAAGTATCCTAATAATATCAGCAGAGTCAACAATAAAATCTGTTGTCACAGAAATTTCTCCTGAATTACTAATAGCAATACCAGAACCTGCACTAAAGGCTGAACGAATATAATCAGAGTCAATTAAGTTTAATGCAGATTCAGAGTCAATGCCTGAAATCTCCTCAAGACCCTTGAAGATATATTTGTCGCTGTCTGCTTTATAGACTAATACATCATCAGTGCCTTGCCCTGTAATATCAACGTCAATTAAATCATCAAGTCTTACAGGAATTAATCTAGTAGTAGCAATAAAGTCTGTTGCTGATCTAGTTGCGGAAGGAGAAAACTCAATAAATCCTTCTACAACTCTTTCTACAACATTCAATGCAGTGTTTCTAATCTCAACATCATAGAAGTATCTACCAGCATCGATGGTATTTGTAAATGCTCCACTAAGAGTCATTCTAATTTTACCAGACGTTGGTGGGTCTGCAATTGCTGCTTCAAATGCATATACTACATTTGAATTGAATTGTTTTCTATATTTTGCTGCAACGGTAAATCCAGTGAGATTGCGTGGGTTTTTATTCCCATCAACTACATCAATCTCAAAGGTTGTGTCAGTACCCTGATCTGCCGCTAGAATAGCATATTCTGCCATTTAAATATTCTTCCATCGATTAAAAAACCAGTCTAAGTTATTTATAATCCATTAATCTTTGTTATTAATTAATGTTTTCACTAAATCTTTTAATTCGAAAATTTCATCCTCTAGCGATTTAATCTTCTGGTTTTCTTTTTGTTTTAAAAGTTTTCTTTGCTTTGCATCTGCAAGTTTGTTAGAGTTAATATTGTGGACAACCCCGTTTTGGTCTTTTACCAAATCAGAGTTGCCCTCCACTGCATAATATTTATTGTCTACCATTATGTACCTAGTGCAATCGCCCTCAAATCTCTGATTCTTGGAACCTTAGAGGAGTTTTGAGATTTCATTACAATTTTTAATTGGAAGGTAGTGAATGGTTCAAGAGTTCCACCTAGTCCTCCGATAGTATATTCGTATTGCCTAAATCTGTTGATATTATCATCTGCTTGAGGCAAAGATTCAACAGGTGCTAGTACAAAGTTCTTTGTTTCGATATCATCATCACTACCAGCATTCAGAGTTCTAAAATAAAGTTCAATATTAGAGTTAGTAGGTCTACTAGCCCCTAAAAGAACTTTAAGACCAACTGCTGGTTCTGTAATATTGATCGGTCTTGTTAAGTGTTTAGACAATGCCGAACCACCCGCAGCAGCAGTTTCATCCACATAGTTGAGTGGAACGTTGACAGTGACATCAAGGTCAAGTCCTGCTTCATCAGAGTCGACCTGATTGTCAATCAAGTTGCTAAGAGCAGTAACAGATGCTTGTTGCATATCAATCACAGGTGTGATAAAGTTATCTGTTGTAGAGAAGTCTGCTTTGATTCGGATAGAACCTCTAGGATCAACAGAACCACCGCCCAGTAGAGTATTTTCATCTTCTTCAATTCTTTTAGAAGCGATTACTTTAGGAGAGTTAAAGTTAATAGGTTCGATTGGAGAAATAATCTGAGAGGCAGATGATCCATATTGAGCATTAGTAGATGCATTAGAAGTTACCAGCGAAGAAGCATTTGTAAACTCTGCTGTAAGAGTCAGTGTAGAGTTTGGCAATACAATTGTTTCAATATTTGGAATAGCAGTGTTCATAAGAATGTTTTGCTCTACTTTAACATTATTAGAACCGCCAATTACTGTTCCTGTAGCAGTAGAGTCTGCTTGAATCTGGAATCCAAATCCATCAACTTTCTGTACAGTTCTTTCGCCGATAATACTAGAACCTTGAATACCACCAATTACAGTATCCGAGTCCCAAGCAACACTTGCTCCACTATCGACTTTATCAATAAACACCTTGTCATTGACAACAAATCCGTGATTAGGAGATGCAATCGTAACTAAATCAGAACCACTATCAGTCGAGATTGGATTTGTTTCAAGTCTAATAGTTGAATTTTCATCGTTTTCAAGGTATGCAGTTCCAGAATTTTCAAATACTGCTCTACGTACACGGAACATCATATCTCTACGTTGATCTGGTGTCCATGTAATCGCATTTTGAGACATAAAGAAGGAACCGAGTGTTGGTTGTTTCAATACTCGTTCAGAGTTCGATCCAATTAAGAATCCTTCAACTTCAGCAACATATACATTATACTCTTGAGTGTTTGCAATTAAAACAAATGCATACTCTGTATTACCAAAAAGGTAAAGTGGAGACTCAAAGTTGAATGCAGTAGGTGCTGCTCTTACATCCGTCATTGTAGTGTTTGAGTTTAAGTCTGTTGCCACTACATCAGCAGGATCGAGTATGACCACACTTCCTGGAAGAATAGTATCTTGAGAAGGCACGCCATTTTCTACAGGACGAACTTCCAAACGGATTGGAACGGTTGTTGATTTGCTTTCAAAATAAACATCAATACCTGTAAGGAACCCACCATTACCATTTTGAATTTGGAAAGACTGTGCAATAGGTTCCCTTCTCTTACCCCTTCTTCCACGTCGACGTCTGGGTCTTGGTCTTGGAGCAGGCAGAGTAGTTCTACTTACATTAGTGCTCACATCAATAACATCAAGGAGACTAATAATATCGCCCCGTGCTGTATAAAGTGCTCCAGCACCAGAAAGAGCGACATCATCATTGTTTGTGCTAATATCAAGAAGTTTTACCTCTCTCTCACCAGCATCGAACTGTAAAGTATCATTATTAGGAATAAAGAATGAACCACTAACTTCACCCAAAGAGTTAGTCACAAGATTACTAGAAGTTTCTGGATGAGAAGTTGAACCGGAGTATTCAGCATCTGTCAATGGATCATTAATAGACTTCGGAATATTGAAGTTAGAGAATTCTTCTTGACGATAGTAGTCTTGAATATGCTGACCATCAAAGAATAAGTAGTGCTGTCTATTAGGTGCTAACTGAGATGCTCTAAAGAATACCTTTCTAGAACGAATAAATGGAAGCAAGTCAATAGCAACTACTCTTTGACCAACAAGAGTCCTAATAGTAGTTCTTCTTGTTACCGTCCGTCCATTTCTATTTGTTCTTGTATTTCTAGAAAGGACTGTGTCTTCAGTATTGATGAAGTCGCCAGCCTCAAATTCTTCTTGAGTATCTACCCTATCGACGATTCTAGGTCTAATAATAGATTCAGCACGAGACCTTAATTCCTCTTCGCTTGGAGGATTATTTACTATTTGGCCAATTGTTTGAACTTCTCTCCACTCATCCACAGAAGGTGAGAGGACCAAATCACCAGAATATACAATTACATCAAATGGGTTCACGTTCTCAGTTTCAGTTGCATCAACTTGATTGATCAGCACTGCAGAGTCGTGAGCGAGCACTAAGAAATCGTTACGAATTACTGTATTTGTATTTTGTAATGTCGCAAAAGTTCTCTCAGAGTCAAAGAAAAGATTGACGTTATTGACTGCAAAAGAAGGCATAACCAAATTATTTTCAGCATCAAGAGATGCTCTATACTCTGGATTTAAAATGTCAGAGAAAGTTAGGTCTGTAAAGTTGTCTGCAAAGAAACCGTTTTTAAATCTATTATTGTTATTAGAGTCTAAAACTTCAATAGAGTTTGTCTCGAGTTCAAGTAAACTTAAAGAAACAGTTTCTTCAAGATCATCAATTCTCTTAACAATATCTCCAATGTCTCTCATTGTATATCTGCGATTATCAATTTTATTAACAGTCAAATCGCCACGATTGTCTGTATATGCATTTAACGTGAAATCGTATAACTTCATAGAGTTACTAGGTGTAGCAGGAGACTGTGGATTTACATTAGGTGTTCCCTGAATATATGTGATTTCATCATTAGCAGTTACAATAAGAATATCTTTTCTAGGAAGGTAATAGTCTACATCGGCAGTAACAAGATCACCGTTTCTAGGAAGGGCATGTACAAAAGCATCTCCACCAGCAAAATCACTATCAAAACGATCTTTACGGCTTCTGAAGTCTAATACATTGCGCAGTTCTACAGTTGTGCCATTACGCATCTTATGTATAGGAATATCTTCATAAGTTAAGAAACCAGCGTTGATAAGGTCTTTGTAAGAATTTACTGAGAAGAAATCGCCACTTGTTCCATGTTCAAAGAAATTATACTTAACTCTTACAGTTTCGTTACCGGGTAAAGTCTGTCCAGTTTTAAAGATAACTCTACCATTATCATAGAAGTTATCTCTTTGACCATTATCTGTTCTAAATCTTCCAGAAATATCATTACTGTCTTCATCTAAAATCGCTTTGAACGTCTTAATGTCGGCATCTGGGAGTTGCATGAATACAAATCCAGAACCATCACTGTCCAATGTTCCAGTGTGGTCGCTGTCTGTAATAGCAGTCTTCAGTCTAGAAGTTCCAGTCTTTTGAACATATGCAAGAACCTCAAATGTCCCATCAGCAGGAGTAAGTCCATTAATTTCTGCAGTGGTGTTATTATTTGTAATGCTGGTAGGTGACTTATGTTCCCCACTATCAAGTGCCACATGCCAAAGTGTTGTATCAGAAAAATCGCCACCACCAACTGTCGATGTAGCAATTGTAGCAACACCTGCTGTTGCAGTTTGAGTAAATTTACGCTGAGCAGTAAGAGTGACATCTGTAAGTTCTTCTGGTCTAATTCTAGGAAAATTGAAGAACAAGTTATTGTTCGCTGCTTCTTTAATTACAGCAATACCACCTTCAAGAACGAGATTACCATAGTTATCAGAATCTAATCCGATTGACCTTGCATCTCTAAAGTTATTGTTACCAAACATTTGAACATCAAAAATATGGTATCTGTAGTTTGCACCATCTTCTTCTACAGCACGAATTCTAGCAGTACCAATACGACTAGCATTTACAAAATTATCACCATCATCCCCGCAAGAGTCACTCAATAAATCCCACTTTTGGAAAGTTTCAATATTCGGTAAACCTTGAATGCGAGTTCCACTGTTTTGCACCAGAACATAGTTACCAAAGTTTGCAGGGATTGCTTCATTTTCTTCCACTGATGTAGTTCTAGCACGGTCAACATCAATTTTAGTTGTTGACTGCCTAGCAACTCTATATCCATCTACATAAGCAATACCCGGAGAAATATCTAACTCAAGTTTAGATGCATCTGTGGTTGAGTTATATTTTACAATAAAGTCTTTTGCTAAGTAATTACCGTTTGTTTCTTTAGTGCGGATTGCGATCTCATCTCCGATAATAGCATAGGTATTTCTATCAATCTCTAATTGAATAATACCTTCTTGGAGTCGATTAATTGTAATGAAATTATCGCCAGAATCTAAAAGGTCGCTAGTAGTCAGTGTTAATGTAATTCTATATCTGTCCGCTCCAGGAGCAGTTTCATTAGGGAGTACCTCTTGATTGTCATATAGAGTATTTGTATCATCAACTGTGACAATATCTTCTGTGACCTTAAAACCGATATTTACGGTAGGAGTGCCTGAGTATTTTGAAACTAAAATATCTGTTTGTGGATCAGATTGAACAAAATGCCCTCTAGTAAAATACGCACCTCTATTCACAGAAGCACGAGTTCCTAAACCTACTGCACGGTTTGTTGGACTGTCGGTAGACTGTACAGTAGCAGTTCCACTAGCGCTACCACCAACTTCTGTCAGTGCATCACCAGCAGAAAAACGAATAGAGGTAGAGTTAGAAGATTTTTGTGATACTGGAGTTCCTTGTGCTTGCCCTGCACTGATATAATCTACGTAGATAGTATCTGGATCTTCAAGACCAGTAATCAGATTAGTTTCGGCGTTTACAATTTTGATAATACGAGCTTGAACGCCAGAACTGTTTTGAACAACATCACCTACAGCAAGATCGTCAATTGCGGAAAGTTTAACATATTCAAACTCATTATCAATATCGAGTCCACCCGGTTCTACAACAGAACCTTCTTTGAAAATATTGCGACCAAATCTTGCCAACTCTTCTTGCAGGATTGTCTGCATCTGCGTAAGTTCACGAGCTTGCAGCGCACGACCAGAGTTAAATAGCACTCTATGATAGTGATTACTTGCAGAGAAATCATCTTTATATGTTGTGCTAAAGGTGTTCTCATTAAATGTATTGGGCATTTAAATCTTTTCCTTAGAGTTGAATAATAATTTTTACGTCTTCAGTTTGTGCAGCGTCACGAGTAACTGCATCTCTATTCTCAATATATAGAAGTTTTCCAGAGAATGGATCAATTTCACCCTCAGAATCAGAGGTAATGGTTGCTGTGTTTGAAGCATTAGCAGAATCTTGAATTACTTCTGCGACTGAAAAGTTAGTAAATCCAGTGTTTTCATTCTGGTGATAAAATACTTTATTGGATTCAAATTTATCTACAAATGCTTTACCATTATCAGTTTGTCCTACAATAGTTTGATCTGCTGCTATGCCAGAAACACCCGATAAACTAAGAATTCTTAATGCAGAAGCATTTGCACCTGTAAAGTCGGAGTCTGCTGAACTTCTAGAGGTAGGAATCTTTGGGTCTTTGATTACACCAATTTGTCTGAAATCTTGCCCACCAATCAAGAAGTCACCATTCACATCACCTGTAGGTTTTGCATTGAACATTGCAGTTGTTGCTCGAAGGTCTTCTCTAGGGTCTGCGCCTAAACCAGTCTTAGAAATAATAGGGCGAACAGTTGCTCCCGTACCGCCGCCACCAGAGATTGTCACCTCAGCATATTCATACCCAGAACCGAATGGGAATGCTGCAGAGTCGTCTACAACTACAGAACCAATTACTCCCCCCGATGTTACAGAAGCCCGTGCTCTCGCATTAACTCCATTACCTACAATTGTAAGTGTTGGAGCAGCGGTATATCCCGAACCTGCATCAATAACATTGTATCCAACGATAGAACCAGATATTGCAGCATCTTGTACATCTTTTTGTGCTTGCGGAATCGCTGCAAGATCATTTGCAGAGTCGACAAATTCTACAGGGATGAAATTAGCAGTAGCAAATTTATTAAGGTTAGAAGCAGTTACAGTGTAAAGGTATTTCCAAACGTATCCATCTCCTAAAGGTTGAGTCGCACCACTAATACTTGTTCCTGTACCGATAGTATCAGGGTTGACAGTCGAAGCTACAGAGTTTCCATTAGCATCTTTACCCTGACGAATACACATATAAACACGGTTGGATTCAGTGAATGCATAATACTGACCATTTTGAGTGGCAGTTTGGTCGTCACGGTATGCACGATAAGTTGTACCACTTACCCAGTTATATCTGGGAACAACAAAACTTAAATCGGTCGTTTTAATAATAGATTGAAGATTTGACCTAAAGTTTCTCTCTTCACGATCAGCATTTACAGTTGTTGTAGGTGGTGTGTCTGTTGTATTCCACTCATCCGACTTAGCATATCCAATGTAATAATTATTATTAGAGTCTGCTAAATCTGTGATCAAAGACCTGATCAGCTGATTTTTAAAACTATTTGTTACGATTGCTGCCATTTTTTATATTTGCCTTAAACAGTAAATGTGATAATGTTGGTAACTGAGTCGCCGGAATATGTAGTAATCCAAGAGGTCAAGTCTTGACTCCAAACAACCTCTAAAGTAGTGTTTCGATACAATCTTACATTGTGCGGCAATCCTGCACCAGCTAACCTTCTATGCCGTAAACCACCCGAAGGACCAGTAGAAGTGAAAGAAATAATATTATAATCACTTGCACTATTGTTAATTATCTTTTTCTCTCCGTCAAATTTACCTGCTTCCATAGTGTATGTTTGAGGAGTCGATCCTGGATTAAGAATAATAACAGTTTCTTGCTTATCCGAAAGTGGATTTGCTGTAGAAGATAAAACTAAGGTGCTATGATTCACAGCCCCATCAAGGGTAATAGTTCCAGTGCCTTTTGCTTGCAGAATTAAGTCCACGTCTGGGTCATCACCTACTGCTGCGATTGTAGGACTAGAATCTTTTGCAGTTAATTGAATATAGTTCTTTGGAGTGCCTACGGTTGTGAGACCCAAAATTTCGTTATCTGCACTATCAAGAATTGTACTATTAATTCTAGGAGTAATCAAGTTTAAATTCTTGAATGTAGATTTATTAACATCAATATTGCTGGTTCCAGAGGTGATTGTCGATTGATCTAACAATGTCACCCAATTACCAGCATGAGCATAGTATGCCTTGCCCGTATTATGTACATGGGCGAACATTCCATGATAAGAGTCTGCTCCGGGAAGATCACTAGAATCACTAAAGACATTACCAAAATAAACTTTAGCGGCTGACATCGCAGTGGAATCATATAAATCAATTACCCTAATACCACCCCCAAGGTCTTCGATGGTAGGAATAACACCTGACTTATTTTCTAAAGTTAAAATTCTTCCAGAAGAGATAGGATTTTCAAATTGAAGTTTAGTAGTATGTCCAGAGTCATCTGTGAAGACGATACCGTCATCATCGAACGTGATTGGTGAACCTAATGAATCAGCAGAGGTCCCGAATGCTGTATAGAGTTCACTAAAGTTATCATTGATCTTGCTAGCAGCAGAGCGCAGAGTATCCCCTGTTCCGTCGTTCGCACTTGATCCTCTGTTAATCGGTTTTCTAGCCATTTGACCTTCTCATTGATTTATTTTGTTAATATTTATATCGAATTTTTATGGTGTATCGGTAGCAGAATCAAAATAGAATGGGAATACATCCTCATCCGTTGTTTGAATCGTGTCAGACATAAGAATAATTGATCCTGAAGTAGAGGAGTCATCAAGTGTTGGGGAGTTGACATTAAGAATATCTGCAATAGAGGTATAATTATCGTAAGAATCGCCAATACTACCAAACGAATCCTGATAGAAGTTGATGCCTCTATCGAGATAGAATCTAGTTCCACTATCACCCATCGAAATAACATCACTATCAATACCTGTGATATTAAACAACGCAGTAGTTTCAACAGATGCCTCAGAAGCAACCACAACATCTTCTGTTTCTACACTGAGAAGATCAGTAATCGTAGGCATAGTTTCTGGAATCTGAGAGTTCTCGGGAATAGTTTCGAATACGACCTCAGAAAAAATATTGAATCCTGCAGGGTGTAAGTATTCATTATAATAGTTAAACCAAAGATTTCTTGGGATATTGCTTCTAATCAGAATAGAATAAATCTGATAGAAAAATGAATCTTGGATATATCTTAATGATTCTGCCCCGATCCTACTTTCCCCGACAATAAAGGTATTATCTTTGGGAAATATTTGCGTTACATCTTCTTGAAAGAAATATCTAAAAAATCCCTCAACTGCAACACTGGTCCCTTTAGTTCTATAAAATCCCGGCAAAAGTTGATAAGCAAATCTTGGTGCCGGAAATGTTTCTTTATCAATTCCAGGAATTCTTTCTTGAAATAACAAATCTAAGAACTTATCACTAGTAGAACCTGCTTCTTTTGCATAAAAAATATTCTTCAGATCATTTGTTGGTTGCCCATCACTATCAAGATAATCATAATATGCTTTCAAGAAAGAAACGAGTTTAGGATATTGTTCTTTAAAATGTTCAGGTACAACAGTATCAACCTGCGATTGATACATATTCGCATTACTACGATTGAAATCTGTTATAGTTCTTACATTAGTACTCGACATTTTAATTCGTTACACCACTAATTGCATTTGCTGTATTCGTATCTGTTTCTGCTGTCACAATATTAGTGCCCAAAAGAATTACTGTATTCCGTAAAGGTTTAACATCTGACCCGTCACTAGGCACAGCATTAATGCCAATGTAATTATTACCAGAGGAGATGCTATCAGGTTTAAACGCAGAAAGAGTTACAGTTCCTGTAGATGGAACATAACTGCCAATATTATTAATTACAATATTGCCATCAATATCTACGATTTGTAAAACAGTAGAGTGTTTAACTTTATTTCTAATACTACAAATTCTATTATTAATTACAAATCTTTCACTCGTAATGGTTGGTGCAACCATTTGAGGTTCTTGAAGAGCATTCAAGAATGTAACTGTGTAATCTGTAGAAACAAACTCATTTGTATTTGAATTTTTAATCGGAGTAAATCTTGATTGCATAGTCACAGAAATATCCGAAGAAAGAATACTAGGATCACTACCATCGATAACTGTACTCAATGCAGAACGTCTGAACGTAGAATTAAATAATCCCAAATTATCAGAAAAGTATTGAGTAACTGTAGACCTGATTTTATTTTCAATACCAAGTTTAGTTAAGTTAGTTGCAGAAGTATCATATTTAATATTTGTATTTACATTTAAATAACTATACGCAGGATCAACAAATTCTGTATCAATAGAGATAATAGAAAGTGGATCGGTCAGATTAGTTCTGATTAACTGCTGTAGTGCTACTTTTTGTGCATCAGTTGCAATAGTGTCTTCATAAATGATTGATACTAATACTTTACCAAACTTACGGGGAACATTGTCTTCACCTCCCCATGCATTAATAGACTTAATGCCCGGAACTGCATTAGCAATCACACCTTTGTAATCGTTTGCTGCTACCAATCTGTTTTGAGCGAGATAGGAAAGTGGAGCATTTACACGAATCGATTCAATAGTTTCTTTGTTTGCTCCAAAAGAAGACTTTGTATTCAGAGTAGTAATTAAATTGTAAGATGTTCCTGCCACAGAGATCGTTGGAGTAACTGGAGTAAAGGAAGAGGCACCATTTGCATTAACTCCATTAGTGCTTAGGTAGGTAATACGAATAACCTCTCCAAGCTGAGGATTCTTTCCTGCAATGCCTCCAACACCAAAGTTAAATTCCCAATAACCATTGTAGGTTTCTAATGGAAGATAAAGTGCTGTGTTAGCATCAACTGTCGCGATTACATTGCCACCAGAGGTCGCATTTGCACTAAAGTATGTTGTGAAGTTATCAGAGTTGATATCATCATAAACTTGTACAGCAACAGTAGATAAATCTAAGTTTTCATCAGGTACAACATATACTTGTCTGTCTGCTTGTGGGTCTGCTAAGAAGGTCTTTACAGTCAAGTCACCTTCATATACTGTAATATACGGATTACCGATAGCGTCCACAAAGGTATATAATCCCTGACCATTATTCACTGCAGTGTATTCAATAAGTGTTCTGAATGTATAGGTAACACCTTCAACCTCTGTTGTGAATGCTGTGCCAGCCGGTAACGTGATGGTAGCAGGTTGAGTTCCTGTAACAGCAACTTGAACAGTCAGTCTAGCATTAGAAGAAGTCTTTGATCTAGGAATATAACCAAAAGCAAGAGAGTGATTAACCAGAGATGTTCTGAGTTGTGCAGTTGGCAGGAATGTTTCGTTCAATGCAAAGTTTGCGAGAAGACCATTCAAATGTGTATTATATGCTAATACATCAATAATCGAAGATAAAGCAGAACCTTCAAAGTCATAGTCAGCAAACTCTGATTGATTTCCGAGATAAGAACGGAGTGATGCTTTGATATTGTCAAAGTCTAAATCAGATGATTTAATTGTAGTTGCCATTTGTTCTATCTAATCCTTAAGATTGCTGTATCTAAAACCACTAACTCTTGTGTATTGATTACCCTGAAAGTAATTCTAGCATATACTGAATTCCTATCAGATAAATCTAAAATTTCTACATCCTCTACTACTGCCCGAGGTTCATATTTCTCAATAGCAAAACGAATGTTCCTAGCAAGAGTAATGGACATTGTTGTTTCTGTTACATTTTCAAATAATAATGCTCTAATGTTTGCACCAAAATAAGGTTGAAAAGGTTTCTCACCAAAGTCGGTTTGTAAGATTGTCTTGACTGCTTGCTTTACAGCAGCAGCATCTACTTTCTTATAAACATCACCTGTAGTCTTGTTTGCAAAGGTCAAGTCAAGATCACTGTATGGCACATTACGACTGGTCGCAACTGTGCTTCCTACATTAATATTAGCATCTTCAAATGATAAATTTCTTGTTACAGCCATTGACTTACCTTAGTATATTCTTTTTTTATTTATATTGAAAACTGACCGATTCCATCTTGAACCAGTGTTCTGAAGTTATAGTCAGTCCTAACATTGCGGTCAAATACGCCCTCATAAGAACTATTCACCTTTGGCATAATCATAATAATTTCAGCATTCACTGGAACTTTGGGGTCAACAGTATCATAGTGCAAAATCATTTGTTGGAATAAGTGATTGTCTTTCCAGTACATTGCAAGTTCAAATGTTTTCACAGGGTCATTATTACCAGCAGCATCTTGAACTTCATAAACAACTACTCTACCTTTTGTAGCAAGGTCTCGAATACTATTTGGTGTATACGACTCATTCTCATCTAACTTAGCAAGACCCTC